ATAAGATATCCACATATTACTTAGGTTCTACATCAACGATATCGTCTGTTTTTGCCATACCAATTTGCACTCGAGCCTGCGCCTGCTCCAACGCCTGAATGACGCTGATCCTGTTATCGCTGACGCTAACATCGAGCCGGTCACCATATGTCCGCGGCTTGAGCTTGCTGGCCACCCATTTGCGAGCATCGACCTGCAGGCGCTTTTGATTCACCCAGGCGCTCATTGCAGTACCTTCTAAGCCGTCTGGAGGCACCATATCAGCCAGTTCGACAATCTCCTCTGCCAAACGGTCTGCGCGGTCTTCTACGGCCTTTTCGTAGGCTTCCTTGTATTCTGGGTTAGTTCGGATCATTAGCTTGGCCAAACCGTAGCTGGGCATTCCTTCCAAGCGCAAGGCACCAGACAGGCTTTTACCGCCAGCAATTTCATCAATGATTTGCTGCCACACTGGACTTTCGATGGGAAACTCCACCGGCCTGCCCATAATGGCGCCTGTTTTGGTTGTTTTTTCTGCCAAAGTTTTCATGCCTGCCCCGTGCGCGCGCGCGTAATTGGGAAAATTGTCGCCGAGAATCGCCCACCCCGACATTTCCCCGTATTCTGATTAACCAAAAAAGCGGGGTACTTACACAACGCTTTCCCCCAAAGTGGCAACTGCAATGCCGCCATCATGCTATCACTTCAATTTCAACCGCATAGACTTTGGGTCCATCTTTGCGCTGGCTGTATTGCCAATCCAAACCTTTGTGGCCATCGTCAACGCCAAGCCAGTCTGCGACACCATCGCGCACGGCTTTAAAGGCTGACTGCAGGTTGTCACCGTCTAATGCCCTTGGTGCGATTCTGGTGAGCACCAGTGTGCATGGTGGAGCTGGTGGTGCTGCAACCGACGCCAATGCGCTGAACGCTTTTGACCGGTGACTTTTAGCCAATTTTGCCTTTACAGCCCAATGCAACCTTAAGTTCGCAACCGACACAATCTTGATCGGCACCCTAATTTCAATCATTTGCCATTCCCTTTTCCATTCTCCCAACTTCCCTGTCCTTCCGATCCCATCCTGCCCATCCGCCATCCGATCCTTCCTGTGTCTATAGACACAGGAGGAAGGATTCGGATGATTGGCGGGGTGGGAATCCGGATGACTTCGGATGGTTTCGGATGATTCGGATGATAATTCGGATGCATCCTGCATCATCCGATTCGGATGACTTCGGATGCTTTCGGATGGTCTGGATGACTCCGATAACCCCCATCAGCCTCCACCACCATCCCCTTGGCAATCATACTTTTTACTACTTCCCAAAATCTATTGTTCTTCACCCCATGCTCTTTGGCGCTCTCTCGCCACTCATCGTATTGCACTGGATGGCTGAGTTGATCTTGCTCGCGTTTGACCTCGATCAGCACCAAGCACTCCATGACCATCTTTTGGTTTGGTGAGAGGTAGGTCTTCTTTTGCACCTGGTTGATTAAGCCGCTGATGTCTACACCGACAAGGTAGGCACCTTTGACTGGTAGATTGTGCTTGTCCAATATGGGTAGATCGACTTGGGTAATCTGAAAATTCTTTGCCGCTGGCATCTCGGCATCTTTCATCTTCTTGGACTCAAACTGGATGGTTTTGGTGCCTGAGTCCAACGCTACCTTGTACTCGGCATCTAGCGCCCCTCTGAGGGCTGTGGAGCCTCTGCTACGCTCTTTGTCCATGGCACCTGAGTGATGTACTACCAAGACGCAGCACTTCCATGGCTGGCGCAGGTAGGTGTCCAAGTGTTGGATGAAAGCATTCATGTCTTGGGTGCTGTTCTCGTCCCCGCCCATGTTTCTGGCCACGGTGTCGATAATGATCATAGATGGTATGCAGCCTGCTTCAGTTGACAGCTGCTTGACTGACTCAGCCACAATGGCCGCCTCGGTGCTGTCGTACAGCTGTGCAGCCCTGTGGCTCTTGTACAGTGGTGCGCCTTGTAGGCTAGTGGCATTACCCAGCTCCCACGCCTTGAACCTTCTGGCAAGGCCGTTATGGCCTTCGCCGGCTATGTAAAACACCGCCCCCTGCTGTACTTGGTGCCCGTGCCATGGTTTGCCAGTGGCTATGCAGCAGGCTATGTCGATGCTCACAAAACTCTTACCCCCGCCTGGGTCACCAAAGACCTGCGCCAATGAGTCGCTCTCAATGTAATCATCCACCACCCAATGTATTTGGGTCAGCTGTAGATTGTCTGCTCTAGTGAACTCAAATGCCAGCTTGTCCTTGACTGGACCTGCTACGCGCTCAATCTGCTCTTTTACCGCATCCAAGCCTTGGAGCACGTGCAGGTCGTTAAAGTCTGTTGGTTTGTTGGGCAAGTCAGACTCCGCAAAATTGGGGTAAACGATCTCACCAAACACTAAACTGGCTGCAGCTTTACCCTTCGTCACCCCAGGGTTGCCCTCAGTGAACTGGTCATTGTCTGCGCCAATCACGATCCGGCTGCCAGGGAACATCTCCTTGGCCGCCTTGGCCACCTTGGCCAAGTTGCCACAATCAAACGCCACAAGGGTTGTATACCCCGTAGCTTCATGGATACTGGCGCAGGTAGCAAACCCCTCACCAATAAAAATCACCTTACGATTGCCACGCAGCTCATAAAAGCCACCCTCAATCTTGCCACCCTTTAAGAACCTTTTGTTGCCATCAGCATCAATGGTCTGGTAGCTCAGTATCTCGCCAGCCTGGTCAATCACCGGCACCACCAACCGCCCCGCACGGTCAATCTTGATCCCATGAGGCTCAATGCGCTTCCTGACAAGGTAGGGATGATCTGCGCTGGCATCTGTATACGTCCCAACCTCCTCCTCTGCCCTGTCTGCAGCCAATGCCTGCGACGCCAACCGTTCAGCCTCTCGCTTGGCCTTGAACTCAGCCACCCACTTGTCATGCTCTAACCTCTCGCTAAAGCTCATGCCCCGCCCAGTGTCTGCTACCCACTTGGCCTCAAACGTAGGCTCCTTCCAACAGCCACAGACCCCCACAGGGATCTTGCCGGTGGTATGCAATATGTACCAACCATCTAATGCACCCTTCTTCGACGACACGTGAGGCACCCTGTGGATCTCGCCATCAGGTATTAAGTCTTTGATGGTTAAGCCTGCAGCCTCACAATGCCGGCGAAAGCTCTCAACAGGATCTACTAGGTCAGTCGATGCTGTGGCAGCTGCAAAGCCGTTTGGGAATATTGTTGTAAGGCTAGTCATTAAATTCTTTCACTTAGTAATTTCCATGCTGTTGCTGCCACTGCTGGAACCTGTCCATTGCCAATGGCTTTAAGTCTGTCCACTCTTGCGGCCACCCCATCAGCCACTCTACCCACGTTGGGTTCAATGGCCCACCAGCCTGTGCCGCTAGGGGGATCTCGTTCCTCTTGTACTCCGAGGGATTTCCACCGTCTTTGTGCATTCTGGCCACTGGAGTTGGCCATAATCTTGGATTGTTCACTTGGTCCACCAATCTGATCTGGATGGGCTGACCATTCTCTCGATGATTCTTGCCCTGCTTGAGCAGGCCAGATGTCCCCCCCCCCCGTGTCTGGAGTTCGCCACAATCCACGTTCTGTCCCTTTGATGCGGTGCTCCAACATCGACAGCTCCCATAACAGTCCACCGCGAGTCATACCCGAGGCAGGAAAGGTCGCCAAGGACTCGTCCGAGTCCTCGATGAATGAGCATTGGGCTGTTTTCCACGAATACGAATCGTGGTCGAACTTCGCTAACCACCCGCGCCATGTGATACCACATGGAGGAGTGCTCTCCATCAAGTCCGGCTCCCCGTCCTGCGATGCTGATGTCAGTACATGGAAAGCCGCCCGAAACGACGTCAACAATGCCTCGCCATGGCTCTCCATCAAAGGTTTGAATGTCATCCCAAATCGGGAAAGGCGGGAGAATTCCATCATTTTGTCTGGCGACAAGTACGCAAGCTGCGTAAGGTTCCCATTCGACTGCACACACTGTTCTCCATCCAAGGAGATGTCCCCCAAGTACTCCACCACCAGCGCCTGCGAATAAAGCCAACTCATTCAAGCTGACACCAGCTCTGGCCATATCGACTGCCAACTGCCCTGGCACACCATCTTGCGGCTAACTCTTCCCTCAGTTTGCTGCTCTATCCGTACCGCCTCCCAAGCAGACATTTCACGCCTGCCGGTCAAGCATTGGTAAAGATACTGCTCATTCATGCCAACTTTTTCTGCCAGTTGTCGGCGCTCATCTGGTGTTATTTGTGTGCTCATAAGCCATTGAGTCTAGCAGATCGCTATAAATCTAGGGGTATAGGGAAAACACCTATAAAATAATCTATCAAACCGCTAGAAACATCTAGTTTTTTGCTAGAATTCTGGTCATGGGCAGGGGAAATAGGTTCTCTGCACATCACGCCAAACGGCCAACAACACAAAGGAAACAAAATGACAAACGCAACAACTTTTAAAGCATACGTAGTATCTGATTTGTACCAAGCTGGCACTGCTTGTGACGGTCACCCATTTATTGCTGAAAAATATTATGTCTTAATTGAGAATGCAGCTGGTCGCCGCTTTCGCCATAGAAAATCTTTTGCTGGTGTAGAAGTTGTTCAGTGCGAAGAAACTGGCGAAACTAATTTTGCCGATATTCGTCAAGATGTCGTAGCTACTGTTGAAGAGTTAGCTGCTAGAGTCAATGTCGCTTTGTCATTAGGCAAAGCTTTGACAACATCATGCTGGTTTGAAGTTGATCCAGCTTATGGCTCTGACGCCTATATTGATCAAGGCACCGAAGCCAAACGCTTATTTGCCGAAAAAGCCGAAGCTTAACCAAAACCCACGGGGCCACGGCCCCCTTAACTTGAAAGCACATTATGAAAGAAAAAATCCTTGACATCCTTGCAGCCACCGCCATTGGCGTTGGTTTGGCCACTCTCCTTGTTGCTTGGTGGTCAACATGACCGACCTGCAAGACTTTTGCCAAGAGCCACGCACCATGCAAGAACTGGTTGACGCTGGCTTTACCCACCACAACGTCTACAACGCCGTCAGGCGCCGTGAGCTGTGCAACATTAAGGCAACAGACGGTTGGGGCCGTAAACAACGCGGTAAGGGCCTGTACTTGTCCACCGTTACCCCCATCCCTTATAACGCCGCCGCACTGGTGGCCGCTTGGAGCACACAACCATGAACATGGCGCCCGTTTGTCCAGATGGAATGCTTGAGATCAACATTGAATGCGAAGGTGTTGACTTAGTCTGCCACTTTGACTACACCCCTGCCGAGTCAGGATCTAAAGACTCTATGGGCTTGCTCTATGAGCCTGACCTAGTTGCAGAATGCACCCTCGCCAGCGCCTACGTTGGTGAAGTAGACATCGCCCATTTACTGTTGCAGTACCTGGTTGATGACCTTGAAGCCACCGCCCTTGAATACACCAAAGAGGAACAAAATGACAATCTCTGAACTAGCCACCGCCTTGCGAGCTGCCAAAGCCGCCGAAGAAAAAGCCAAGGCCGACCGCCTTGACATTGAAGAAAAGATGCTTTCCCTCTTTTCAAAACCTGTATCTGGTGAAGGTACCCACAATGACGAAGACTTCAGCATTGTCTGGAAACTCAATCGCACGGTTGACAGCGACAAATTGTCTGCAGCCTATGAGACTTTGCCGGCCAACGCCCAGCGAGCCTTTCGTTGGAAAGCCGAGGTCGAACTCAAAAACTTGCGAGCCTTAACCGACCTAGACCCCGTGTCCTATTCAGCAGCCGCCGAATTCATTACCAGTAAACCCGCAAAACCTTCTATCACTTTGAAAGACTAAAAATGTTTGACTTAAAGTCCATCTCCAAAACCCGCCGTGTACGTGCCCCCAAAATTGTGATTGTTGGCCAAGGCAAGATTGGTAAAACCACCTTTGCCGCCATGGCGCCCAACGCCATTGGCATCTTGACCGAAGATGGCGCCGACGCTGTTGACGCCAACGCTTTTCCCTTGGCCACCGGCTTGACCGAAGTCTATGCAGCCATTGAGACACTGATTAGCAGTGAGCATGACTTTAAAACCCTGTTCATTGACTCGCTCGATTGGCTCGAACCTATGGTGCAAGAGCACGTCTGCAAGGCCAATGGCTGGAAGAACATTGAGGCGCCAGGCTTTGGTAAGGGCTATGTGGCTGCAGCCGAAGAATGGCGCAACCTGTTGTCTGGCTTGGAAGTCTTGCGAGCCGCCAAGGGCATGGGCATCATCTTGATTGCTCACGACAAGATCAAGCGCATTGAAGACCCGCTGACCGAGGGCTATGACTCCCACGTCTTGAAGCTACACGATAAGGCCGCTGGACTGATCCAAGAGTGGGCTGACATCATTGGCTATGCCGGCTACCGCATCTTTACTAGCAAGACCGACGCAGGCTTTTCCAAGAAGGAAACCAAGGCCACTACTACCGGCGAGCGCATCCTGCACGTTGAACCCCATCCAGCTCATTGCGGTGGTAACCGCTTTGGCCTTACCAATATGTCGCTTGACTGGCCGACATTCCAGGCTGCGCTTACCGCGGCACAGTCCTGATCTTCAGTCCAACCATTAACTAGGAAACACACAAAATGGCACACTTTTCTTTTGACGCATCAACAGTTGCACCACAGGCCGTAACCGGCCCGATCCCTGCAGGCACTTACCTTGCCCACTGCACCGAGTCCGACGTTGGACCCTTAAAGTCTGGCAACGGCACAGGCTTGAAGATGACTTTTGAAATCTTAGACGGCCAGTACAAGGGCCGCCGAGTTTGGGAGAACCTCAACATCCAGCACACCAACGAAGACACCCAGCGCATTGCTCAGAGCCAGCTCTCAGCCTTGTGCCACGCTGTCAACGTGATCAAGCTGGAAGACACTGCAGCTCTGCACTTTAAGCCGGTCAAGGTCAAGGTGGTGGTGCGCGAAGCCCAAGGCCAGTATCAGGCCAGCAACAACATTAAGGGCTATGAGTCTGCCGGTGGCACCCCTGTGGCTTTTGTGGCCGCTGCCGACGCACCAGCTGCTGCACCAGTGTCTAAGGCACCCGCTTGGGCGAAGAAGTAAACCATGGCCGCAGTTCCCGCATCTGTTGTGGACCCTGTGGCCGACGCCATCTTTGCCCATTACAAGGCAAAGTATGGCGCCGAACTACAACGCCCTTACCTTGGCGCCAGCGCCATTGGCAAGCCTTGCTTGCGCCAGCATTGGTATTCTTTTAGATGGTCCAAACCCGCTGAATTCTCTGGCCGCTTGTACCGAGTGTTTCAATCTGGCCATTTGCAAGAGCCAAGGGTTTATGCTGATTTACGTGCCATTGGCTGCAAGGTGTATGACGCCAACCCAGCCACTGGTCAGCAGTTTGGCTGGAGCGAGCCAAGCACCGGCTACCATTTTCGAGGCAACGCCGACGGCATTGTGACCGGCTTACCCCAAGCACCGAGCACCCCGCACATACTGGAAATAAAAACAGCATCCGACAAGTATTTTCGGGAAATGCAAAAATCCGGAGTAAAGCAGGCCAAGCCCGAGCACTGGGCGCAGATGCAATCATATATGCACTGGTCGATTGCTGAGTTTGGTAAAAATGGTTGCACCCGAGCAATTTACATTGTCGTCAACAAAGATAACGACGACATTTACACCGAGCGCCTAGAGTATGACGCCAAGGCAGCGCAGGAAATTGTAGACAAGGCATTGGCCATCATTACCGCTGCCGAGCCGCCTGTGGGGATCAGCACTGATCCGACCTGGTACGAGTGCAAATTCTGCGACTACCACAGCATTTGCCATGGCGAGAAGCTACCGACACCCACCTGCCGATCTTGCGCCCATGTAACGCCCGAGCTGACCGGCAAAGCTGTTTGGTCTTGTGCATCGCACCAGACCGAGCTGACCGTTGACCAACAGCGCAAGGGCTGCGAGAACCACCGGTACATCCCAATCCTGTTGACCAGGCTTGCAAAGCCGGTGGACGTGGACGGTGACGCCGTGGTGTACCAGCTGGATGACGGCCAGCAATTTACCAATGGTGACCCCAAGGTAAACCCCAAGCACTTAGCCAGCACCGAAATTCATGCAGCCAAAGACAAGGCCGTGCTGGTGCATGAAGATGTGATGAAGATTCGCGTTAAATATGATGGAAGAATCGTATGATCTTGCGCGACTATCAGTCTCGCACGGTCACCGATCTATTCAATTGGTGGACCAAGCACCAAGACGCTAGCGACATCCCGTTGCTGGTGCTGCCGACCGCAGCAGGCAAGTCGGTGATCTGCGCCGAGATCGTGCGACAAATGTGGGCACAGTGGCCAGACTACCACCCCCGCACGGTGGTGTTGGTGCCCAGCAAAGAGCTGGCCGAGCAGAATGCGGCCAAGCTGCAGGCGCTGCTGCCGGACGACATCCACGTTGGGTTTGTCAGCGCCAGCTTAGGAAAGAAGCAACACCAAGCTGACGTGATTGTGGCCACCATTGGCAGCATCCACAAAAGCGCCCACCTGTTGGGTGACATCAAGGCCGTGATCATTGATGAGGCTCACTTGGTAGACACTAAGGCACAAGGGATGTACCGCACGTTCTTGGCCAAATTGGGTGAACTGTGCGACTTTCGCACGGTTGGCATGACTGCTACGCCATTTAGGGGCAATCAGGTTTGGTTGACCGACGGTGACAATCCATTGTTCACCGGCACGGCCAGCAAGGTGACCATGGGCGAGCTGCTGCAGCAAAAGTTTATTGCGCCATTGGTGCCGCCCACCGAGAAGATGACCACTCGCATTGATGCCAGCCAGGTCGGCATTGCTAACGGTGACTATAAGGTTGGCGAGCTATCCGCGGTGGTCGCCGGCTACCTTGAGAACGTGGCCAAAGAAGCCGTCTATATGGCCTCACAGCGACGCAAATGGATTGCCTTCACACCAAGTGTGGCCAACGCTGAATGCTTGGCTGACAACCTTAACGGCCTTGGCATTACCGCAGCTGTCGTATGCGGGGAAACCCCCAAGCAAGAGCGCCAAGACTTGATCCAAGACTTTCGGTCTGGCCAAATTCATTGCTTGGTTACCGTGCTGGCGCTGTCGGTTGGGTTTGACGTGCCAGACGTTGATTGCATTATTTGGTGCCGGCCAACCAAGTCGCCCGTGCTGTACGTCCAAGGCATGGGACGCGGCACCCGCATTGCTGACGGCAAAGAGAATTGCTTGGTGCTGGACTTCACCGACACGGTCGAGCGCCTGGGGCCGGTAGACATCATTAAGGGACGGGCTAAACGGGCCGGTGGCAACACCGAAGGACCGTACAGCATCTGCCCTGAGTGTGGCGAGCGCAACGCTGCCAAGGCGCTTATTTGCACTGCCTGTGGCGCCACAATCCGCGAGGAGGAGGCCAAGCCGGTGGATGCCAAAGTATCTCTAGCTGCGCTGTTATCCGCGCAGGCCGAGACCGTGCTGGTTTGGCATGACGTGACTAGGGTGAAATACGCCATCCACCGCAAAGAGGGCAAGCCTGACTCTATGAGGGTTGAATACTACAGCGGCATATTGCAGTGCGCCAGCGAATGGGTTTGTTTTGATCACGTTGGGTATGCCAGCCAAAAAGCTGTGGTTTGGTGGTTGGATCGCAGCCAGTTAAGAAGTTTTCCCAATTCGGTTGCCCATGCTATTGAAATTTTGCAGGAAGACCAAGACTATTTGCAAACACCCATCCGGATTGCGACACGCAAGAACGGCAAATACACCGAGGTAAAAGACTATGAATTTGATTGAACTGAACGCCATCAAAGATCATTTAGCCAAGCAGCTGGCTGACCTTGATGCAATTAAAGTAAATTGCACCAGCTGCAACAAGTACGACGGCCAGTGCAGGCAGTATCAAGCAAAGCCACCAGACGATTGGTTGCAAGGATCAGTTGATTGCGAGCATTGGGATTGGGATTGTTTACCATTCTAGCAATATGCTAGTATTGAACTTTTGCAGGAGGCTAAACGACCATGATTGACAAGCTCATTCTCAGCGCAGTGCTAGGCACAGTGGGGTACAACGGGTTGTTTCCTGACCCACCACAACCTCTTACGCCTTGGCAGTTACAAGTCAAAGCAAAAGAGGCGTCGAAGAGCGCGGTGTGTGAGAAAAAGAAAAAAAGTAAGACAGTAAAAGAACTATGTAAACGATGGGGGAAAAATGATTGAAGCAATTAAAACATTCTTTGGCCGCTTGCGTGGCCGAGGGCAAACCATAGTTGAATACGGTTTAGTTTGGCGTTGTACTAAATGTCATTTAATTTTTATAACCAAAAGAGCAGGAGAGCAGCACCCATGCCAAGACCAAAGAGTGAGTTAACAAAAGCAGGAAAAATTATTGGCGTTCGTGTGACGCAAAGCGAATACGAACAATGGTTGAAGCTAGGCGCGAGTAAGTGGCTTAGAAAACTTTTACAGGAGAAGCGCGATGCCAGCGTTTGAAACATGGAGTTATGAGAACTTGGCCAAGTTTGCGGCTGAAGCCTACGTCAAGATGCAACAACAACAAGACCATATTGAGCAGTTGCAAAACGATTTAAAAGACGCCATCAAGGCATATAGAGAGGTGTTGAAATGAGCTATATTGTGGCATCGTTGCCGCCCTTAAAGTGCTTTGTGCGGCGCGAGTTTTTATATAACTTCACCAAAGGGCATGGCGAGTTGGAGCCAGCCATCTGGGTAAGCCTCAAAGCCCTGCGAGGCCAGGTGTTCCGCATTGAGTCCTTGCTGCCAGCATATGGTGCGCTGTACGACAAGCTACCTATTCATGCGTACGTGTGGAAAGAAGATCACGGTGACTTGACCATTGACACGCTTCAACTTTGGGATTGCATGGGTTACAGATTCACCATCATTGAAAAGATTGGCTTACGCAACCTTGGCGTAAAGTTTTTTGGTAAGGACAAAGAATGGCACTTTGGTCGTTATTTGTTTACCGTGGACTTTTGCGCTGATGAAATGGCGCTGGACACCGGCTTTACAGAGCAGGCCGAGGAGCACAAGTCGTTTAACTGGATAGCGTTAGACAACGGTCAGTTTGCTTGCCAGCCCAACAACAGATGCCTGTGGTATGACCAGTCTTTAATTCCTGCTGAGACAAAGTTTCCTGACTTTCAGGCAGCCCAAAGATTTTGGACAGTAGACGGCACAAGCAAGTGGAGCGCAGGGGACGATTGGTTTTACGATTTCAAGGAAAAGACATGATTGCAACCGTAATTGCTTTGGTCATTGGTGCCATTATTGGTGTGGGAACGCTGATCTTGTTTGCCGTAGTATTGGCGCATCTTGAAAATATAGATTAGACGTTGCGCTCAAAGTGGGGGCAGTCCACTAGGCTTTTGAAATTGCCGCCCCAACGATTCTTTGGATGCAAGGTTTCCCAGTACGCGCCCAACGGCGCAAGGATTGCTTTGTCCCAAATGATCTTGCCGTCTTTGAAAAAGTTCAAGTCCATAGCGCAGCGTTTGAGGTGAATGCTGTTCATGGTCTTACTGCGGCCAGTCTTGAAGTAGATAGCTTGCTGTTCGGGCGTACGCGCCAACTCGCCGCCAGTGACTAGGAAGCCTTGGTCGGTGGCGTATTGGATCAGCTTGCACATATCCAGCAGGAATGCGGCTTGTTCGGTGTTTAAGCTCATTTCTTCCTCATATCAGCAAGTTTTTCGATTGTGCGCCCACCAAAGTAGGCACCCATGATCAACATGCCCCAATTGCCCAGCAGGGTGACGTAGGACTCGTTTGCGTTGTACCCATAGGCTGACATCATGGCGAACAGAAAGTATCCCAAAAAAATCGCTATGAGCGACATGGGGCGTATGTTTTTGGATAACCAAGAGTCGCTGCTCATGTCGGCTTGCCAACGGTCGGTGATGTTGTCGGCGTCGTTTTGCGCGGCCTTGGCCAGCAGGTCAAGTTCGGCCAGTTCCATCTTGGCCTTCTCGATGCCCAACTCAAGCAGGCGCTCTTCATGTTCAAACTGAAGCTGGCGCAGATTGCTGACGTCTTCAGGCGTTGGGTCATCAGGTATCTTTACACCCAAAGTCTTTTCAACCACCTCTTTGCCTTTGGCTTGGATGGCGCTGGAGAGTAGTGTTAGTCCGTTTTGGGCTAGGCTACCGAGGAGGGATGCGACTATTGGAATCATTTGTTTTCCTCCGCTTTATTGATCAATCTTTGCACTATCGCTTGCTGACGCTTGGTCTCTGCTTTTGTTTCCAAGATGTCAAGATACATCATTGCCATGATAGGCAAAAGAATCGCAAAAACAATGACCAAACTGAGAAAAGCAATCAAGAACCCCATCTCGTTATTGTCATTTGTCGGATTGCTTGGAAGAGGAGGTGGAGGTATAGGGTAACGATCATCACCGCCCCGATTATTAGCGCCCTGTCTTGAAGCTGGTTTAGCATTTTTCGCCGTTGCCATTGTGCGATTCTATCTTTTGCTTCCTGCTCTAACCTTTCCTTTTCTTGTTCAGCCTGCAACCTTTCAAACTCATCTTGAAACCTTGTCCAAACTGCCCCCAAAGCTGGGTCAACACCGTATATCAACAATTCTCTTAATTCAACAGCTTGGCGCTCCAGCTCCATCTCTTGAAAGATGTTGTCAAGGGCTTGGGCTTTTAGTGATTTACCCTTTGGTGGATTCTTTTTCTGCTCTGCGGCTGCGGTTTTGACTTGTTCGTGGGCGTCAAAAAATTTACCGATGTAACCAGAAATCTCCATTGTGATGTTGGTGACATCTTTGGAAGCCGCTTTGCAGTCTTTGTAAAAAGATACGGCCTGCTTAATTGCAGCAATGGCGGCAAGGGCTGCGGTGAACGGATCAATTTCACGCCCCTATGAGTTTATTGACAATTACGCCAACAAAGCCTGGCCCGAGCAACACCGCACCAATCACAACATAGAGCAAGTACTCAATCCGAGACATGCGCCTGTCGCCATCGATAAAGGCTTTCTCAATGGCCGCGTAGCGTTCAGCGCAAACGGCTTCGTGTACTGCTATTTTGGTGGGGGTATCGTCAGTCATGGTGCTAGGTTGTTTCTTGATCTAGATGGTGCTGCCAATTGGTTTGGCTGCTTGAGTGCCTCTTCAAGGCGCTTGGTTGTCTGTCTTCCACGTTCAAATTGTGCAGCTTGTTTTGCAAGAGGCAATCTAATAGCTTCAAGCCCTTCTAATCCTCGCATAACAGCGCCGCCGGTATTTGGATAGTTAACGGCACCAGGCTGCTTGACCAAAATGTCTTTTAAGGCATCCCTTAAATCAACTATTTCGTCACGGCCTCTTTTGCCAAACATATAAACCAACTTGTCGTCATAATCTAATTGCTTGACCGCGGTATTAAAATTCTTAAACGACATTTGATCACCCTTTGTGAGCAAGTCTTTCAAGTGCTGAATGGTTTGGCCTTGTAATTCAGCGTATGCCTGCCTACCTTGTGGACCAGCTTTTTTAAGCAAAGTAGTGACGGTTCGCATTTCTTCCAAACTGCCATCTAGCACAACGTGCTTAAAAATGTCTTCATAAGCAATTTGCCTGTCTGTATAGCCAGCTTTGGTGCCAAGCAATTTATCGACCCTAGACACATTTTCAAATTCTCTAGCCAACTGTTTGCGCTGCGCTCTAGCGGAACGGTACAGATCACCGCCAGCGCCTTCAGTAGCTTGGTCAATAAGTTCTTTTAATTGTTTTGCATTAGGTGAGCCTTTGACTTTGCCAGCTTCTTGGTATACGTCTTCCAATGCGCGAATTGAAATTGTTCCTTTGCCGGTTGGATCATTCATCTTTAATGATTCAGCAACAGAATCCAAAATTGGATCTATCTTTTGTCTCATTGTTGGTGTTTTTTGATTTATGAAATCAAGAATGCTTTGATATGGAACTTCTTGCAAAGTTTCGCCAGCAGTATCTGCTTTTGCATAGGCTTGCTTGTATGTATTAAATTTCTTTTCAAACGCATTAACCACAGCTTCATCAACAAGTTTGCCAACTTGTCGCATTTGGGTTGGGTCTGCAACCTCGGCGCCAGTTTGACTGGTCATGCTTTCAAGTTTTCTAGAAATGGCTTCTTTTTGTTGTTCTCTAAATCTACTCATTTCTGCAATAAGTTTTTCTTTTTTGCCTTCACTAACACCAGAAATGGCGCCGCGCTCAATGTCAGACTCAAATTGTTGTTGCGCCAAGTTCTTTGTGCGCTCACCAGCTGTGGCAGGCAGATTCAATCTTTGCAGGCGCTCTTCCCGCATTAAGTCTTCAGCAGTGCTTGCAGCACCCATGCCTTGCATGGTTGGCTGTTGGCGTGTCATGGCACTTGCTAGCACGTTCCTAGTAGGAGCAACGGCCTGCCTGACTATAGGGCTTAACTGATTGACTGCAGCAGGCGCAAGGGTGCTCAAGGCCGTCCCTGCACTGCTCAATGGTGTGGGTGGAACAGCACCCAAAAACTTGCCAATTGCACCAGTAATTTCTGGGCCTGTTTCTGTGCGCGGTTGATAAAACTGAGCCGCAGTTGCTTGAGCTGCAGCTTGGCCAGCTTCTTTGCCTTGTGGAGTTCCATACCCACCATAGGCTTCACCAACCATTTGAGCAAATGGGGTTGCAACTGCTTTGCCTATATTGCCAGCAATGATTGCTGGAGTTTCAACAACACCCATAATCCGGTCACGCAAGGACACTTCTTGCTTGGGCAAACTTATGACGTTTTCTGCACCAGGTATATCGGCACCCACCAAACCTAATTTTTTAAAAAAATCAGGTCGTGGAATCTTGTCTGCATAAAACTTTTGGTGCAACGCATCAGCCAATGCAAGGTCTGGCACATTGTTGTACTCAGGATTTTGTTGGCGAAATTCAATAAGTGTTGCCATTTCAACCGCCTATGGTTTTTTAGCAGGGAACAAGCCCAAAGGATCGGATGCGCTTGCACCTGAACCTGATGTACCACCAGAAGGTGATTCATATTGTTCAATAAACTTTGCACCTTCTCGACCAGCACCCATTTTCATGCCTGCAATTGCTCTTTTTCTTGATTCTGCTTTTTGCTTTACAACTGCTTTATCTTCGCCAACAGATGGAAAATATTCCATAATCGTATTTGCAACTTCAGATGCTCCAAAAGCAGCGCCAGACGTTTTACGCAAATAAGCAATAGCAAAGGCCAATTGTGCTTGACCAACTTTTTGTTGATTCACATCAGGCCCAAACAGTTTGGTTGGATCATTTACCGCTAACGCATAAATGTCATTTACCAACTTATCGCCAACGCCTAAAGGCACATACTTGACAATTCCTTGAGCCAAATTAACTGTGCCAGCTCCAGTTGTTGTGCCTTCTCTTTCTGCTTGAGTTAGCACTTGTTGAGCTTGTGCCATAGCACTACCAAACATGGCTGCATTACCTTGAGATTCTGTTAATGCTGATTTTCCTGCGGGCGACATTCGGTTAGTTAATGCTTCTTCACGAGTAACATAAATTTCTTTACCATCTGGCCCAATAACCGCAACAGGAGGTTGCTCTGCACGAGGTTGAGCAGGCGCGCGCGTAGCTTCAGCAAGTTTTCGCTTGAATTCAAACAGTGTGCCCACAAAACCTTGGCCTTTAGCGTATTCGTATTGTTTAACGACAGGGTCTGTAGATTCGACCGATGGCACTATGACGCGGCCATCGCGAGGGTCAACTAATCCCACGCCGGCAACATTTTGATATGCCGGTTCTTTGGACGCCAAAGCAATATCAGCGTCCATGGCTCGCGCCGCCGCAATTGATTGGTTTGTACCCATAGCCAAAAGAGCATCGCGTTTACGGCGCAAAGCGCTTACGTCTACTCCAGGTGCAAGCCGATTGACAGGAGCCGCAGGCGCTGGTGCCAACTGGTTGGTTGCGCCAATGGATGGTAAGTTCGTACCTGTAGCTGATCTTTGCGCTAACGTAGACATTGGCGCAGATACTGGGGCGTTAGGGTCATACGTGCCTGAACCCAAAGCACCAGACGCAGGCGCAACACTAGGCATAGCTGGCGTTGAAGCGAAACCTAAGCCCATAATTTGGGCAAATTTTGCCTGCTCATCTAGCTTCTGACGCAAGCCAACACCAAACTCAACAAACTTAGGGTTGCTTGAGTTGATATACGCTTCGGCAATTTTATTTAAGTCACTAGGGCCACCACCCTGTACGGCTTTAGCTTGAATTTGTTTAAGCGTGGCTTCATCGCGGCGCATTTGATCAAGTTGCATTTGCGACACTTGTTGTTGAGTTTCAGCGCTACGCAGTTGAGATTGCGATGCCAAAAGGTTTTGCATTTGACCATATCTTGCCATTGGGTCGGCAACTTGAAGTGGCTGAACGCCAAGAGCAATTCTAGGATCGATGGGCATAATTTATCCTTGCATGGATGAATAATCGCCAGGCACTACTGTGCCATAGCCCGCAGGTGCTCCATACCCACCGCCACCACCACGAAATACATCAAGCATATTATTTCCTTGGCGGTAATTTAAGTATGTACCTAAACCACTGGTCAACGCGTTTGCGCCGCCTACATATCCAGACGCGCGAGCGTTAGCAGCGCCTTGGTACGCTTCACCAACATTAGCTGCCATGTTTCCGGCAATATTTGCCGAGCTGCCTGCATAGTTTTGCCCCGCAGTGCCAAGTGTATTAGCGGTTGTTTGCGACATACCAGTCAACGATTGCAAGGGTTGCAGACGTGCTGCACGTTCAGTCTGATAGCGATTAAAAGCGTTCATGTATTCTTGGCTACCCATTTCTTGACCGTAGCGTTGCGCGGCTTTTAACGCCGCGCCAGAAATTAAGCCACCGCGAGCTGCGGCAGATCGGTCAAGTGCTTGTTGGCCTTCTTTCAACCGAAATGCGTAGCCTGGGTCTTGTTGGAAAGTCTTCATACTAAATGGCGTGTACCTAGACGCTTGAACTAATTCAGGCAACGCATTGACGCCAGCGGTGTAGAAAGGTTTTTGCCGCCCTACGTTTTCTTCGTACATACGCGTTTGAAGCGCTAACTGTTCTTTAGCGGTTTCGCGTTGCAACGCACCAGAACGATCTGCTGCTGCGGCTTGTGTATCGGCAGCGCTACTAGCTGCATCCGCACCAAAAAGTGAACTGCCGATAATTGCGGCGGGAAGCATCCATGCGGCCATATTAATTCTCCTTAACTAAATTTTGTGCAATTGACATTACTTGCGCCATATCATGCGGTTCTGTCAAAACTTCATCAATCTTGTCTTCGTCTGTACAGTCTGTTGCATGGATGCAATACCAAACCACGTCTGTGAGCGATTTTACGCCGTGATGCTTATCCGCCGCAATAGTCAAGCAGGCAGGAGCATGGATAACTTTCTTTTCGCCATCAATAATCAATTCTATTGATCCGCTAGCCAATATAGACAAATGCGAAAACGTATGCTTATGGTGTAGCAGCAAATAGTTTGCTGGCATCCGCATTTCTTTAGCATACACACCTGAGCTGAAATGGTGATGGATCATCAGTTACTCCAAAAGAAGGATGTTGTTAGGTATATATTGTGTCATCAACCAGTTGGAGCCGTCAGACACCAGCGTGGCCGCGTCGCCCGAGCTGGCCAACAAGATAGACGTACCCGCCGCACCGCCGGTCAAAGGTACCACATTTGACGACGCCGATGCAACTGCTTGGATTTGGTAGTTCTGAAACCGCAAAACCCGACCCGTCCAGCTAGACGCTGTCGGCAAAGTCACCGTACAGGTCGAGCCAGACTTGTTGTTGATCAGCCAGTTTTCGCTGGCCGCTACTGTAAAGTTGGCAGTCTTAGTGACCGGCGCACCGCCAGAGGCATTAATCACCGACGCTGGCGTGACATTTGTCCAATAGCCTAATGATGTGCTGTACTGGATCAAGTCAGTATTAACTAATGTGCCAAACTCTACATTTGAGTCTGTGCCACCAAGTTTAGAGCCGCGAATAATTTCAACGTGAAAAGAACCAGACCCACCCGCGCCAGCTTTAATTACATAGCCAACTTGTATCTTAATGTTTGGTGCAACAGGTTCAACTTTGGTCGGGTTACCCGTTACTGGGTTGTACCAAATGGGATCGTCATCTGCCCAAGTTTCTCCAAAAGCACTACCGTTAGTTGTAATTCCACGCACTGTCCCAAAAACAGTAGTCCGTCCAAAATCATTAAGAGCCAAAGATTCGGTAGCTACACCAACAATCGCATTGCTATCTGTAATTCCTGCAATCGTAGGGGCAAAAGTAATAACGCCACTAGCCCCAACAACACCTGTATGGTAAATAATTTGCAGAGGTGAGTCTGTAATAGCGGCAGACGCTTTGCCGTAAACAAATATTTCTTCGCCAACTTGCTGAGTAATGTTGCCATTACCCATGCCCAAATTCCAAGCGCCTGTAGAACCGTCGTACCACATCTTTCCTGCGGCAAGAGTGACGGCAGAGCCATTGCTAAATTGTTGAGACAAGATACCACTAGCATTGCCAGTGTCATCAATAAGAGTGACAGAATTTTGGATAATTTTGCCAGTAACGCCATCAAACCTTGCAATAGCATTGTCAGTCGATGACGCTGGCCCTGTGACATCTCCACCGGCATTTGTCGTCCATGTGGGCACTCCAGCGCCGTTGCTGGTCAACACTTGGCCTGCTGTGCCAACCGCAGTAAATGCATAAGCCGTTCCCGTGCCGTAGGGTACAGCGCCAGCCGCAGGCGTTGAAGAACCGTTTGTACCGCCGTTGGCAATACCCAAGGTGCCTGCAAGGGTGATAGCGCCTGTGGTTGCTGTAGCAGGCGTTAAGCCGGTCGTGCCGCCTGAGAACGACAGCACACCAGTGTTGGTTATTGTCACGTTGCCTGTTGCGCCGGACACTGATATACCTGTGCCAGCAATGTTTGACAACACACCCGTATTAGCTACTGATATTGTGCCAACACCATTGGTGACCAAAATGCCTGCGCCAAAGCCAAGAGTGTTTAGGGTATACCCTGTGCCGTTACCAATCAGCAGTTGGCCGTTGGTTGGAATAGTGGATAACCCTGTGCCGCCGCTACTTACCGGAATAATGCCAAGCCCACCACCAACAATGTTGTACAGACTGTAAAACCACCGATACCATTCCCGCGACACCGCACCAGTTCGCTGATCAATAATCGGCACCCGTGGAGGCGTGATCTGGGTGGCGTTTGGACTGGTGGCCATGATTAAGAATTGGTCGGGCTTAAGATCAATTCTGCGCCCATGATGGCTATTTTGTTGGGGTCAGTGCCTGAGAGTTCGTATACACGGTCGCGCAGCTTGAGCGTCATGCCAAGCCTGCGCCAAAAGGTTCGGTGGCCATACGCACCAATTTTGCCAATTGGTGACCAATGCTCATTGCTCCATGTGTGACCGCCGTCATCCGACCAACGCAACATGACCTCGGGGTCATAGCCTGGTGCAGCAAGGTATGAGTTAGTGACTAAGTTGTACCCAGTAATGTCGGTATCCGACAGTTCGTATTGGCCTAAAGGTTCAAAACCATCGCCTGCTTCAGTGGTCAATGTAACGCCTGATTGAGTCGCCAAAAACGTCTGCACATATTCGGCCACAAGATCTAACCCTGACTCAGTGTCAATATTTTCGCTGTCGTATGCAGGGTATAAATTCAGCCCCACGCCTGTTTCACAGTCTAATTGCAAGCTGTGGTGCGCGGTGCGTTTGAGGTTGTTTTGGCCAGTCGGCAACGCTCGCCAGCTCCGCAACCACTTTTGGATGCCGCCATTGTCGGCGTATACATCCAAGTCAAACGTGTAGATGTTACCGTTTTCAAAGTCGCCAACAATGATATTGCCACCAAAGTTACATTGGCAGTTGCTACGGTGACGCATAAAATCACCGTTATCAAAGCCAGCACGTTCATGCCATGCTTGCGTTGATACGTCATAAACCCATGTAGCGTTGCCGCTTGGGAATGTCAGCACATAAAAGGCATGGCCTTCTTGTTGGTATGTGTAAGCAATAGCGTCCGAGATGTTGCCGTATTGGGCAATAGCGTATTCAATCGCGTGGGTAGAAATACGAATACCAGTGTAGCCATTGGCGCGGTAGACAATACCTTGGCCACGGGCGTCTGTGCCCAACCAAAACAAGCCGTTGTCCATCTTAGCGATGGTGTACGCTGATACGCAGCCGATCTCATTGAAAGCGCCTTGGATGCGGGTCAGAGGGAAGTCAGCCGCGCTGGAGTTGTACCAAACTTCTACTGAATCAGTACCAAACACCCACAGCTCACGGTGGTCGGCAATGATGCCCACCACGCCGTCGGGTGAGCCTTCAGCGCTTGCAAAGTCCAACGGATCAACTGAAGTGCCGTCTAGTAATTGCGTCACCCAAAGGATTTGGCTGTTGGGTTGATTGAATACAAAGTAACCGTCAAGGTACGCTACTGTTACTGCACCAGCAAAGTCAGGGTCTGTGATTTGGGCAAATACGTCGGTGACTTCGTTGTAGATAAAGCCGTCAGGGTTGCAAGCCAAAAAGATCTGCGTTCCATTGTCGGCAATAGACACAGGGCCTGTGCCAGTCACGGTGCCCAACAGCGTAGGGGTGGCATTCAAGCCAGTCAGTTTAAAAAACTGATTGCCCGACACAACAAAGAAATCACTGCCATTGGTTTGATGCGCCCACAAAGCGCGGATCGGGCCAGTGCCTACTGATTGCAGAAAGTTAAGTCCAGGGGCGCGGTTAAGAAAGCCTGGTTCTTTACCGCCTTCGGGAATAACTTCAGGAAACAGATTGACCATGCGGTTATCCGCAGCGTTAATACTGCGGGCAACATACGCCGACCCAAGAATCGGCGTTTTCATTAGGCCGCAACTGCTTTGATAACCGCAAAGTTAAATACGGGTGTTTCTGTGGTTGTGCCGCCAGTAGTGCGAAATGTGATATTAAAACTTCCCGCAGCCACAGCAGTGACCATCAAGTCATACAAGTCAGTGCCTGACTTTTGGTTAAGAATAATGACATCGGTTGCTGCCACGGTGCTGTTGGTCACGGTAAATGTTGCCGCAACAGTCGTTCCTGCTGCGCTAAACAGAGTGATTGCACCCGTTGTTTTGTTTAGCGTCACGCCCGTGGTGCGACTTGTTATTTGCGTAATTGCGCCACCAGCGCCAGTTGCGTAGCCTACGCCAGCCGTGCCTGTTGAAGCAATCACACCTGTGGCAGTCAAACTTGTACCTGTAGCTGCGCCAATAACAGGGGTAACCATAACCATACTTGTACTAGTGCAGGCACTAATATTGCCGCTTGCAACTGTCCCCAATACAGGTGCAGTCAACACTAATCCTGTACTTGTGCAAGCACTAATATTGCCACTGGCAACGGTGCCTAAAACAGGCGCAACCATTGTTGCATTGGTAAACAATAACGCATTGGTGACTTGTTTTGTTGTGCCTGATTGCACAATTGGCAAGACATCAGCAGCAGCAGCAGCAGTTGCAACGGGGAGAGATGAAATTGCGATGGTGGCCATATTAGTAGTTTCCTGCAAAAATGTTAAAACGTTGACGGGATGACACAATAGCGTAAGGCATAGACATAATGTCATCAGGATTGTTAATGCGCTTCAAATTGCGCTTAGAAGTCATTGCAATGCGCTGCACTTGGGGGCTTGGCTCCACGCCAAACTCAGGCGCAATTTCCATAGCCAAGTTGTAGGTGAAAGCTCGCAAATAGCCTGGTGGGAACAGAATATTTGTTGCCAAGTTAGCAGGCTGGGTCAGCTCTTCAACCGAAACAAAGTGCCATTCCAAGTCCCGTGTAGGCTGCGGGTAGATGGTCATCGTAACGTCAGGGTAGGTCATGTTGACAAAAATGACCTGTGGATACGTTGACGTTACGGTTTTAACAGCAATGCCGTCATATTGCTGTTGGTTGATAAATTTGATGCCGTAAGACACGTTGGTGCCTGCGTCGCGGTAGTAGGTGGCGTCATCTAGCAACACGGGGCGGTTGCCTATAAAGTTACCTGATGGGCCAAGGGTGCGTGTAATTTGACCGGCAGGCCAAGTAAATATCTGATCTTGGGTGCTAAAAACAGATAGACGCTCGGTATTCCAAGAGTCGATCATTTGATTCAATGCCATCAGCGAATCTTCAGACACAGACGCGGAAGTTGTCTCGCCTTCAGCCAATACGCCGAGCAATCGCAATGCTCTGTTGATTTGATCGCCAGCGGTGTATATGGCCATGTTACGCTCCTTGTTCTGCCGCCTCTAAACTAGGTCGGCCACGACGACGTTTAACTTCCAATTTGTTTGCAACAGGAGCCGCCTCAACAGGCGTATCCAAAGTATACCTTGTCCAGCCATTTGTTTCATCATAAACGGCTTCAAGTTCCATAGTGGCAACCTTTGCACCATGAACGGGGTGAGACATATAAATAACAGGCATAAAAAGAAGGGGGTGATTAGCCCCCTGTTGGTTTAGGCAGTGATGCCGATGTTTTTTAACGCCACACGAAGAGCATTGATGGCGGTTGCCAGCTCAGTCCCCGTAGCAGTATTTCCGACCGCAGTAATGGCCGCAGCTTGTGTAATTGGCGTGGTTCCATAGAAACCCGCAGTTCCACCAGTTTTACCCATGATTGCGCCGTTTAGTTGTGCGTCTTCAAACGCGACGCCTACAGCAATAGTATTTGGCATGATTTTTCCTTTAAAAAATAGAGGCCGAAGCCCCTATTTAGGTTTAAGCAATACGATACAAAGTGTATGCAGCGTCGCCAGTTTTGCGGAACATGAACTGCGCTGCGCCACCAACACCTGCCGCACTGCCGGTAATAGCAACAACCAAGTTGCCAACCGCAGTGATGCCAGTTCCAACAGCCATTGTGATGAGGCCGGTGGAAGTGCCAAGGTTAATAACAGTCAAATTGAACGTACTGCCAATTTTTGCGTTAGTTATAACCGCATCAATTGCGGTTGCCGTTGGCAAAGTGTACGTAGCAGCGGTTGTGGAGGGGTTACCCACCAACAAATTGCCCGTAATTTGTGCAACGGTCAGGGTTGCAGTTGCGGTTGCGGTCTGTTGAGACGCTGTTGCATACAAGTCAATTTCGTTCAGGTTGCCGTCACCGACTTGGTAGCCACCGCCAGAATTAGGTAATGCCATGATAATTTTCCTTTAAAAAAGTTTCTGATCAACCCCAGATGCGGCAGGCCATCTGTGGACGAATTGTGCTGAAGCCATACAGTACGTCAATACGGCAAGGCATACGGTCGTTGTTGATGTCGTACTGACGAACAACGCGCAAGCTGATACCGTTATGAACTGCGCGAGCAGCCATATCGACGCCTTGGGGCAGCAACAAGTCGGCGGTTGCAAAAGTGATCGCATCTTTGTGGTAAACCAAGTTTTGGGGATACTGAGTGCTGGCTGTACCGACAAACACAACGGCTTTGGCAGTAGCAGGCAAAGTCAACATGGTAGCCAAAGCGTGAGCTGCTGAATACATGGGCGCTACGGTCACAGTAGCAGTAGTGGTAACGGTCGAAGACGCCAAGGCCACAAACTGGAACAACGCGCCTGTGGACTCACGGGTTTGTGGGTTTACAGCGTAAACATCAGCAATCGTAAACACGTCACCAACAGCAATCAGTTCACCAGAGCCAACAGTCAACGTGAGGGTAGAAGCACCTTCAGTTGTTACAGCAGCGCCAGTGGTATTGCCTGTAGCAATGCGGGTGCCAGTAGTGTGCTGCTTGATTGACTGAGACATGTTGACTTCATCAAAGCCCAACACGCCAGTGCCCATCATGCCGTTCTTAAACTGCTTGCTGATGGTGTCGGTGGGGTTAAACAAGCCCTTCATGCCTTCAACCAAACCAGCGTTAGCGGCAGGATTGACAGTAGCGTAACGTGGTGACATCACGGCAGCATTTTCGTTCAACTTCTGTTGGGCTTGCAACAAGACCAAAGAAGTAGAAGGAGTGGTGCCAGGGGTGCCAACAGTGTTACCGATGGTTTTGTACGCATTGGCAACGTCAGCATCAATGCTGGAGGCCAACTGGCTGATACGGGGCTTCAGAACACGTTCTGCAAAGTCATCCAATTGCATGGTCAATTCAGCAGATGTGAAGTTGACACCAATGTGCTTTTGGGTAGACACGGCCAAAGTGGTGAACTGTTCGTTGTCGTCTTGCACTTGCAAGGCGGCACCGTCGGTTACCAAAGCGCGGTCAGGTAAACGAATACGCAGGGTCGAACCAATCTTGGCACCTTCAACAGCGAAGCTGTCGTCGTACTGACGGTTCACGTTACGGGTGAGCACCAAGTTGTTCTCGAGAATCTCGAGAGCTTTACGGGTGATCATGTCAATCGTTAAGATACTATTAGCCATGAAAAAAGTCCTTTAAAAATTGTTTAGCGGTTTTGTGCTTCCCACTTCTTACGCTGTCTTGCTCGTTCAGCTTCAATCCACTGCGAGTCCGTCATGGTCTTGGTAGACCGTGGGTCTGTAGTGTCATAAGCTGGGCCTCCAGAGGAGCGAGCTGTAACAGGCGAAATTGGTGCTGGCGCTGACGTAGTTCTTTTCACAGGAGGATCGGTAGCCAACTTGGCCTCAATCCTCCCAATTTCCTTGGCTTGCACGAATGGTGCCAAGCGAGAAATACGATCTGCTTCCTTGGGGTTAGCGCCGAGGTAGTAAGCTACTTCAGGGCCAATGTCCGAGGCTTGAATCGTCTGAGCCATCACGTTAGTAATTGGCAACTTGGGGTTGTAGGCGACTTGTTCAAAGTCGTCGTACTTCGTCCGAGCTTCCTCTTCCTTTTCGTGGTAGGTCTCAAGAATTGCAGATTGCTGCCTTGCTTCTTCTCGTTGGGCAAGCAGTTGTTCGGCTTTCTGGTAGGCCAATGCGTCTGCATAGGCTTCAGGGCTTTCAAACTGATCGACTGGCGGGACGTTTGCTGGCGCTCTCAGCGTCTGGGCTTCAGCTTGACGTTGAGTCTGGTCTCTTTCCCACTTACGTTGCTCTCTTGCAAGCCTTTTGCCAATTGCTGCATCAAGTTCTTCTTGGGTAAAAACCCTTGAAGGCTCTTTTGCTTCTTCAGCGACTTCCGGCGTTTGAGTTGCTTCCTGAGTGGCCGTCACTTCTGGAGCTGGCGCGGAGTCAACTTCCGCTAAGGTTTGTTGGACTTCTTCAGTCATTTTTGAATCTCAAAGATTCCCTGGTGATCGCACCAGTACGGTTTTCAGCATTATGCTTGAATTTGGGCTGTTTGGTAAGCTGGCTGTAAACGTCTTGGATCATCAGCCAAATAAAGACCACCATCGTAACCAATTACGACTTCAGCATCATGTTCTGTCGCACCTTCGGGCAATGGATTATTGATGGTTTCAACACCATCTACAACTTTGATCTGGTAATCCCATTCGCCAATATTGATGCAAATGCCTTGAGCGTCACGATAAATTTTCATTTTGCCACCCATCCTGTGTTTCCAGTTCCTGATTCTTTGACATACAGCGTTGTGCCAGCACCGCCATCAGTTCGTGTAAAAAGCGAACCAATACTTGCTGTAACAGCGCCTTCTGGCGAACCTGGCGCAGATGTCCAAATTCTCTGGTCTGTACCAACTCGCAAATCAACCGTATAGGTGCTTTGCCAGCGAAGACTAGAAGTCCCAAGAAGGTTTGCGTTGTCTTGTATTGGAGCTGCTCTAGAAAATTCTCCAGGCCTATTTTCTACGTAAATAAAGTTACCGCCAGCGTTTAATATCGTAACTGGAGCATAAACGGGCGTATCGTAAGTAACAAAATCAACGCATCCAATAACAAAGCTATTTGTTTGGTTTGTAAATTTAATGCTGTCTGTTGCTGTTGGTTTAATAAATTTACAGTTTTGAATTCTTGTTTTAAACACAGTGCCAGTTGTACCAATATTAAGGTCATGTGTTTTAGTGTTTGCTATACCAATAAAATCACACGACATAAAATAATGGTCAGTGCAACTCCCATCCAAAGTGTCGTTAATAGTTACAGTATTAGTGACGTTTGCAGCGCCTTGTGGCTCAAATATACATTCTGTAAACGAGTGTTTACTACCAGAATCAATTAGAAGAAGTTGAGTGGCTGAATAGGCGACATCGTTGTAAACGGTTGTTCTGTGGAAATAGTTTTCTGTTCCACGAATCAAGTGAACTGTGGATGTAGTGCCGTTATAAAAAACGCACTGCTCAAACATTGTGTTGTACATATCCTCAAGCAAGACCGAAACAGGCGGCGCTGTTGAAGTTCCTTGAGCTGAGTACACGTTTACTATTCGCCCGTAAATGATGAACTTAAGGTGAATGTTGTTTGTGGTGCAGCCGTTGACAAACACATCTTCAATAATGTGATGTGCGCTGCTTCCAAGGGTAGTACCAAGAATGGCAATTCCCTTTGCGGCCAAATCATTTCCCTCTACCGCAAGGCTTTTAATTCGCATGTTGTATGCGGTTCCCGATAAGCCAAGTACGGTAATGCCAGCAGTGCCAGCTTTGATGGTGGTGTTGTTTCGGTCGTTTCCAAACAAAGTAACACGGCTTTTTAAAGTAATGCCTGTGTTGACAAGGTAAGTTCCGTTTGGAAAATACACCGACCCGCCAGCATCAGGTGTAGCGTTGATAGCAGCCTGAATTGCAGCAGAGTCATCCGCAACCCCATTGCCAACAGCGCCAAAGTCAAGCACGTTTAGGCTTGCGCCGTTTATCATCGAATATGTTGCTTTGGTCAGTGCCATAATCTATTCCTTTTACCAGTTAGCCAATGCAGTGTACTTGGAGCCGTTTTCAACATCTGTTTCAAACTCGGCTTTTTGTTCTTGGGAGTAATTTCGGCTTTTAACTCGTTTGAGTTCTTCGCCAACAAGTTCAAGCCAAGTAGCTTCTAACGTGTTTGACTTTATGTCGTGGGTTACAGAAGCAAGATAACTCATGCTGTTACTCCTTTGATTACTGCAAAATTGAACACGGGTTGTTCAATTGTTGTGCCGCCTGTTGTTGCAAAAGTTATCCGAAAGCTACCCGCAGCGGTAGCCGTGACAAATATTTGATATAAATCAGTGCCTGACTTTTGCGTAACGTGAACAACATCAGTAGCCGCCACGGTTGAATTGGTAACGGTAAAACTTTGAAAAGTTGCAAGGCCAGCAGCAGAAACAAGAGTAATAGCACCATTGGTTTTATTTAACGTCACGCCAGTTGTGCGAGATGTTGCTTGGGTAACAGTACCGCCCGAGCCAGTGCCATAGCCGAGGCCACCAGCACCAAATATAAGTACATTCCCAGAAAAATAGTTTTGCGCTGTACCAGAAGCGTAGATGTTGTATTTGTTTGCACCGCTGGTAACTGTGCTGGTGATACCGTAATTGTTTGTACCTTGAGTTTGGTCAACAATGTAAAGACCATGCTGGTTTGTAATAGTTGACCCAGCGCCTTTGACTGCATTGAACGCATAAAAAGCGTGTAGGTTAGCAACGGTAAACGCTGCGGCTGCGGTGGACACTCTAGAACTAACACCGTTGCCCGTAATTGTTGAAGCACTTGTAATTGTTGGCAGTGAGATTATTCCCGCTTGATCTGTGCCAGTTAAAGCGGTTGAAGTTAGCCTAATACCGCCACTAGAAACCGCAGCGCCGCCCACCCCTATGTACCCATTCACCGTCACAACGTCAGTGGTCGCATCGCCAAGGGTAGTGTTACCTGTTGACGCAAGTGTAGTAAAAGAACCCGCATATCCCCCACCGTTAGTAATGTCAGCAACGGTGGTTTTGACTGTTGCGCCACCTTGAACAATCGGCAAAGTCTCAGTACCCACCAACGGCGTAGTAGCTGAAGTCAGTGCTGATATTTTGCTGTTAGTCATGCTCAGTTATACATGACTTCAATGGTTGAAGTAATAGGCGGTGCTTGTGAAAATGTCAAACTTGTACCTGCTACGGTGTATGTGTTTTTTTGTTGATATACGCCGTTGATATACACAAAAGTAAAATTCTCTCCAAGAGAGGCAGTACTCAACGTAAAGACCGTTTGTGATCCTGTGCCAGTAAAATTTTGAACTTGATACGCTGCCGCACCAAGCCCAGTTATGTTGTCGTATGTTGCAATAAGCACATCCGCAGATGTATTTAAAACAAATTTATATGGCGGTGAATTTATCCAAATCTCACCGCCTGGTACTCGACCCGCAGAATCCAAAATGATTGGGTTGGTATGCGCTGTTACACCACTAGAAGATGTATATGTGACTTGAGGTGTGGTTGTACCAGCAGCATAGGTGTAGAGCTTGCCGCCTGACAAGATCACACCATTGTTGTTAAAAAACTGGGCCGCTGCGCCGCCCACGGGGGAGAGAAAGACGGCCATGATTAACCTTTATTCGTATGCAACAGTAAAGGCCGCAGAAGTACCCGCAAGCACTATGTACAGACCTTTGTTGAAGAACAAACCCGCAGGAAAGTTCAAGTAGGTTGTGCCTGCGGTCACAGAAAATGTATCGGCAATCTTAGGGTCACCAGTGCTTGACGCGCCTGAGTCATAGATTGTCAAAGTGCCGCTTGAAGATGCTGTCACAAAGATACCGAACAGTTTGCCAGCCCCAACTTTGACTTGTGTCGTTGCAGCGGCTTGGGTGTAATTTGCCATGATGTTTCCTTATGCCAAAAAGCGGAGTTTGTAGAGGGTACGCAAATAAATCTCAACGATATTATCTATCAGTTGCTGAAGCGATGAATCAGTTTTATCGCATACATCGTAACGAGCACCTTCAATTTCAGCAAGCGAGGCTTGCAAGAATTCAATGATGTTAGATGTCTTTTTTGCCGAATTCAGAGTAATAGGGCCAATTAAACCGTATCGGCCTTGGTACGCTTCAGCAAAGTCATCAGCCGCACCAATAATACGCTCGTAGAAGATATTGAGCGCTATGTGCTTGCTGTAACTGCGAGTGTTCAAATGCACAGAATGGGCAACGTCCCGCGCCAAAAACAGCAAGCCTAAAAAATCAGCGGCTTTGTGTGTCATTGTGGCATTCCTTGTGGTGGCATCATTTCCATAGGCTCTTCACGCATTTCAGGCATTTGGTTCATCATCTCTTGCGATTCCAAAGCTGCCGCAACCACGCCCATCGCAATATCTTGGATCTGTTGTTCGGTCATGCCAGCTTGCACCGCAGCGATCCGCTTGGTTTCGGCCTCGTACATCTTAACTTCGGCTTCAAAGTCTTTGCGTTGCTGCTCTTGCACCTCGATTGACTTGCCAACATTTTGGATCATCTGGTGCATCTGCTCCATCTCTTGACCCATCGCTTGCATCTGCTGTTCGGCCATTTGCAACTCTGGTGACTTGTCGCCGTCTTCCATAAGCTTGGGATCAATCGTCTTGGCAAAACGTTTGGCCATCTCTTGGGCACCAGGCCAGTCCATGTTTTTCACAAACAAGTCGCCAGCCACTTGCCACAGTTGGGGGTTACCCTGCAACAACTGAGCCATTGCTTCCAAGGCTTCTTGGCGCTTGGTTGCGTAGCCTGGGCCGGTTGCCACCACCACGTCGTACTTGCCGACGCTTGGGTTGTAAATCTTCTCGATCAATATGTCGTCTTGCATGATCTTCTTGACGGCTTCAGGCTGGTCAGGATTTAACTTGACCATGTCGGTGTCACCGTCTATACCAATGATGCGAGCCACGCGCTGGGTGTCATACACCTTAGGAATCAAGTCTACGAGCTGGCGCACAATATGACGTACACCACGGGCCAAGTTGTCACCATAGTGGTAAGTGCCTACATCACCTTCACGCTGACGCGCAAGAATAGCTTTGCCGCTTCTTTCATTGGACGACATGCCCAAAGATGCGTTGTATTGGCCAGTAGATGCTTTGATGTCCTCAGATGCGCCTGCTTTGGCTTGCAACAGACCGCTGGAAGCCATTGGAGGCTGCGCCCTAGCTGGCAGTGGCAGGACAGCACCTTGGCCGTCTGTAACGTCTGGATTAACTTCCAAGTACGGCCAGTTGGTCGTGTTTGCAGTCTTCCACTGATTTTCGTAGCCTTCAAACTGGCCACCATAGCCAATAAACGGCGCTTTTGGCGCTAGGGCCAGCATCTCGGCTTCTTGTGAAACCCAATAGTTGTACATACGCTGGGCATCCTTGGCGTTTCTCACCAAGCCCGACACATACAAACGGCCATCTACTTCAAACTCATTGCCGACAATGCGAACTACGGGGATGTATTTCCCCGCCCAATCGCGTTCTTCAAGAATTTCATAGCCGTTAATCTTGCAGTATTTAATTTTGACACGATCCGATTCACGAGATCTTTTAGGTTTGCCATAAATTGCTTTCAGTTCTTTGTCTTCTGGAGTGCCTTCAAATGCGGTCACGTTCCCAGGGTACATATTAAGGGTTGCTCTGTCGTAGTCTACGTAGTAGTAGTCAGCGACGCGGATGGTGTCTTCAGTGAGCCATTGGCTCAAATTTTGGTCACCCACACCCAACGTTTGCAAGGTGGTGATGGGCGCGGAGTCGGGGTACATCAGCTGGTATTCGTCTTTGGTGACGTCTTCCGTGATAAAGCACCACTTAGCATCCGCGCCAGTTGGGTCTTGAATCGTCGGGTCCATGTAGACGCTGAATGAGTTACGTACACGGCCAATCTTGATGTCTTGGTCAAACGTGTTTTCGTCGCAGTATTCAGTCAGGACGCGGATGTAACCTTCGCCGTAGGAGACTTGGTTTTCGCAGGCCGTGTCGTAAGCGACATCTGCGTCGCTAATGTATTCAATGTGCCTGACCATTCCGTTGAAGATTTCGGCGACTTCAATGTCTGCGTGATCATCGGCTGGAATAACTTTGCCACTTGGGCGGTTTTGCCTTTGGTCATTGGTCACCTGTCTTACGTGCTGGGGTAACTTATTGATCGTCAAACACGGTCTGGCGTTAATCGTTTGACCTTGCACCGCGCCACGGGTTGCCAACACATCTGCTGGCCACTGCCAACGATTGTCGGGCGAGCCAGCGTAAAACTTCAGGTCGTCAATTTCATCTTCACGCGATTCAGACAATGCGCTAATGGCCATGTCCAAACGCGAGCGAGCAGTTGCCAAGACACTGGACGATGAGTCCTTGTCCTTGCCACCGTTGGCCACAGCACCGGCTGCGGCGATGCCTGTGTAATCCATTATTTTTTCTTTGCAGTCTTAGCTGAATCTTTGAAGTCTTTAGCCGTTGGCGCGTTTTTGCTGCCAGGCTTGTTCATCTTCTCTTTAGAACCAGCAGCGATACGTGCTTGCTTGGCGTGAATATTTGCGTACAAGCCAGGTTTGGTTGCCATGATTAACACTTCCATCGTTTAAGAGCTGCTTTAGCGCGTTCGCCGTCTTTGGCGTTGGCCGCTACAGCGCCCATTCTTGCACAAAATGAATCTTTACGGCCTTGGTCTGCCTTGGTCTTAGGGTTAGGTGCTGGCGCTTTAAGGTTAGAGCCAGTTGCCGCATTGTACTTCTCGCGCCCTTTGGCAGTCAAACCAGCGCCCTTGGACACTGGCAACTTCTCGCCTCGACCTACTGACAAAGAAACATTTTTCTTTGCCATTTAACTTCCCATCCATCCAGTTGTAACTGCGCTTTGAGAAGAAGCTCGCCTCATTGCAGGCTCCTTGTATTCTCTGTGCGCCACAGGAAAAGCAAAAGTCACTGCAAGTGCATCAGCTGCATCCGGTGAAGCTAAACCTCTTGCTCGCATCTCTTTCTTGCCTTCCAAAAATATAGTCCCAGAAGAATTTGGCTTCTTTGTTGGACCAGTGAAATCAGCCTTCAATTGCCGATCTGACGGGATACTAGCAGATTTCAACCAGTTCCGCATATCGTTCCACATCTCTGCTCGCTTATTTCCAAAAGCTTGCGAGTGCTTGGCCTTGCCGCCAAAGTTAACACCTCGGACCTTGTACCTCTGCTCTGTCAGCCGGTCAAGAATGCCATACCCCAAACCACCCTCATCAATCACAGTCAAGGTTGGTTTGTATTCCTCAATGGCATCAATCACCCGTCCAACAATCTCCATCGTGTCTTCGCCCTTGTACCGCTTGATGGCCACAATATCCCTACCCTGCCTCACCACAATCACCGTTGAATCTGCGCCACCCCTTGCTGGGTCAACCCCCAAAACAATAGGCGCCGTCAAATCCTTGTATCTCGCCCTCTTCATCGCATCATCCACAATCAAAGGGCTGATAAATTGATCCTCACCAGCTGATGGAAACTCGCCATACACCTCAACCTTGGCCTGGCTGCTGTCCTCGCCATATTCAGCAATAATCTGCTCATAGACCGACTTGTCAGTGTCTTCAACCGTCCTGGCGTCCACAATCCGAGATGTCCAAAAGTCCCGTTTGGCGTGAAAACACTCAAAAAAGTAGCCCTCATTGCGCCGTGGGTTGGAAAATGCAAACCAGTACCTGTCCGGCGTGTTTTCTGTAAAGAATCCAGCGCCAACCTCCCAAATTGGGTTGGGAATACCACTGGATTCATCAAAAATCAGCATCATGCCGTCTTGATTGTGCACACCAGCGTAAGAATCAGGGTTCTCAGCACTCCACAATTTACCCTCGCAAGCCCAATACCGCGTACCCTTACGCAAGTCACGCTCCACAAGCTCAGTCAACCATTGCGCTGGCACCAGTTTGGTAGCACTTATTTCCCACCAATGGCTATTGATGAGCATGGCCGCCCACTTGGTCAGCTCGGCCCATGTCACCGATCGCAGCTGGTTCTCGCTGTTGGCAGAAACAACAACACTTCCACCAATGCGGGTGGTCAACATCCACAAGATAAGCCAAGAGACTAAGGCGCTTTTGCCAATACCACGGCCAGATGACACGGCCATGCGGATGGTGTCATAGTCAATCAAACCCTTTTGCTTTTTGATGTGGGTGGTAATGTCGCGTAGGACTTCCCTCTGCCATTTGCGTGGGCCGGTGAACTTCTCCAGCGGCGTATTCTTCTGACCCCAAGGAAAAGCAAAAAGCACAAAAGCCTCCGGATCATCAGCTATGGCCGGTGACCAAAGCTCCACCATCAGCTTTTGCTCTTCTTCGGATTTGTAGATTGTGGTTTGCATCTAAGCCTTTAAGGAGTAAAATGACATCATGACCCTATCCCCAATTGTCAACACTGAAGTCAAGATGACAGCCAAAATGCTTGAAGCTCTTGGCCTGCATGAAACTCGCTGTGTTGTTAGCGGCATAGAGTCGGTTACTGAAGAATCAGTTAGAAAATTCTTGGCTGATCGGTACAGTGAAAAGTTTGCAAGCAAATTTGATCCAAAGTTCTTGTTTAGTAACCAAGGCGCTTAAGCAACTGATTAGTAATCACGCCAGCGTAAGGGCGCATCTGCATTGCCCTTAGATCAGCAGGACTAGGATTTTGTGGGTCGGCAATCTTTCTTGCCTTTACTACGCCAGGCAACAATTCAAAAATATTGTGGTCTTGCGACAAAGTGCCAATACCTTGGCCTTGCACACCGCCTGGATAAGCTGGATGTGTAGATTGAAGAATTGGTCTGCCGGCAAATATCTCACCCACATTCTGCACACCACCTTCTTGCGCTGCCAATTGAGCAGGGTCAGACACCGACAACCGTGCGCCACCAATATTTAAACCGCCTTCATTTCTAAATTGCGTATCCATCATATTTTTCATAGCTTTACGCTTTGAATCAGGCAATTCTCTAAATTGCTTAACACTTGCTGGATCAGACACACCAGCCCAATCAGGAATAAATTCCTTGATAGCCCTGTCAAACCTTTTTTTCTGCATCTTGCCCATTGATGCATCAGCGTAGGACAACATCGTTTCGCCCGTCATTTGGGCAAAGTCACCACCAGTAGGAGCCATACGGTAAGGCAAGTAAATTGGATTTTGTCCAGTTACATCCTTAACTTCATCCGCATATTTCATCAACGCTTTAGCTGGCCCCTGACCCGATGACCAAACTAAGCCAGGATTGTTAAACATGAAATCTTGACCACCACGCAACTCAACAGGGCGATTAAATTGCACGTTGTCAATGCCAATTAAGTTGCCACCCGCAGCAGTACGGTCTGACATACTTGTAATAAAAGGGCGACCCTCAAAGTCGGCCAAAGAAACTGTTGGGGCATTTTGTGCATTAGGGTTTAATTGAATATTGCGTGTCATTGCCTGCATTCTGGCCTGCTCTAAAACTCTTGGGTCATAGCGAGGATCAAATTGACCATAGCCACTGCGACCAGCTTGAGGCAAAACCCTTGATGGTTGACTAGCCATACCCTGCAAAATGTCAGCACCAAGCCCACCACGTTCCATGATGCCTGGCAACACCCTCTCAGCGTAACGCTCACCAGCTCGGCCACCAGCTAACGCCGCCTGTCTCGCAGCTCTTGCCGCCTGCAATGTCGCCATAGTCACAGGCTTTGCTGTAGGTGCTACCGCCATAGCAGCTTCCAACGCCTCGGGCCTGATGCGTGTAGTCCCTCCCAAACCACCAGCACCAGTTGTCAATGGCTCGTCATAAGAAAGCCGGTCTAATGTCTCGCTAATTGCAGGAACCGATAAAAACCTAGATACACCCTGCATCTGCTGTGTGCGTTCAGGCGAATAACTCTGCGCTAAGAAATCAGCCAACGCACCCAAATACTCATTGCGCGGCACAGGGCCAATAGATTCTTGGTAAGCCAATCGATTGGCTGGGCGCTGGGTGAGGGCGTTGTTGTAAATCGGCATGGGCTAAATATA